GAAAGTATCGAATTACGAATTATACACGTAAAATGGCGAATAAGATCGGGGTTGTTGTAAAACCATCCACAAACCCAGAAAAAAAAATAGATGTATTCCGAAAATCACGGAAAATTGCGAGTGTTGGAGCCGCAGGCATGAATGATTTCCCGACATATATTCGCACGCGAGGCCTTGCTTATGCGAAAACCCGACGACGATTATACAAAATGCGGCATGAACGCGATCGACATATCAAATGGAGTAATGGTTGGTTGGCGGATAAGTTATTGTGGTAACGAATGTCCGTGTGTATGTGTGTGTGTGTGTGTGTGTGTGCGTATTTCTTGATTTATGATTAAATCAGTATAAATCAAGAACACAAATACATATAATAACATACCTGTCATGCGTTTTTTTGAATCACACTTTACAGATTACGTTCATAAAGTAGATGAATATTCATTACATCCAATTATAAAGAAAACATTCGCCACATTTCCGAGCGAGATTCAGTCCCTTCCGAACATAATTATCCATGGACCAAGCGGTATCGGTAAATACAGTCATTCTCTATATCTCATTATGCGTTATAGTCCTTCCAACTTGAAATATGAAAAGCGAATCGCAGTAGCCTATAATAAAGACACGTTTTTTATGAAAATAAGTGATTGTCATTTTGAAATCGATATGTCTCTTCTTGGCTGCAACTCCAAACATTTATGGAACGAAATCTATAACCAAATTCTTGATATTGTAAGCGCTAGACCGCTAACGGCCGCATTCGTAATGTGTAAGAATTTTCATAAAATACATAGTGAATTATTAGAAACATTTTATAGCTATATGTTGTCGAACGAGCAGGTCTCTCTACGCTTCATTATTATTACCGATCATGTTAGTTTTATTCCAGATAATATACTTCACCGATGTAAGCGGATTCCATTCAAACGACCTAGTGTTGTCGCCTATAATAAATGCTTAAAATCGATAGTATCCGCATTCGCATCCGCATCCGCATCCGCATCCGCATCCACGTCACCACTAACACCAATTATGGATATCGTGAAGCCAGAACCAGTTCGTCTCAATAGTAAATATCCATTAGATACAATAACAAATATCAAAGCGCTGAAATCAAATGTCACCGAATTAAAAGATCCACACGAAAACGTATGCAATCATATTATCGGAATTATCAAGTCCCCCAATACTGAATTAAAATATGATGAATTGAGAGAATGTTTGTATGATATTCTCACTTACGATATTAATATTCAAGAATGTGTTTGGTATATACTACGTAAGCTAGTTACGGATGGATTGTTATTACCGAATATGATGAATGACATCATGTTACAGACCTATGTATTTTTACAGTATTTCAATAATAATTACCGCCCGATATATCATTTAGAGAATTTCGTCTTATTACTAGTATGTAAGATACACGGCTACACGCATAAATTACCAGATGCCTAGTCCGTGGCCGCCATGTTCGCACCCATACCCGTATCCAGAAGAAATTCAACGTTCGCTTCATATACTAGGATATCCCGAAAATACAACACCGTCTTCATTAAAAGAATTGAATAAACGATATCATATATTAGCGCTGAAGCATCATCCAGACAAATGTGTTCAACCAGGAGAGATATATGACAAAGACATCGAGTCGGCCCACGACCACGAATCCACGCACAAAAAAGAAGCAACAGAAAAATTCAAGGATGTCAATCAAGCCCATAAATGTCTGCTTGAATATTTTTATTCATCATCTGGTATCGAACACCACCAAACAGATAATGCTTACAGTAGTATATTTCAACTATTTATTCAAACGATGGTTTCAAAGCATGATACGAGTGCGGCTGCGATTCAAACGATGATTCATCATATTATAACGAAAGGAATACGGTCGGCGCTAAGCATTTTTAGTAGTATGGATAAACAAACAACACTTATGATCTATGATATTCTCTCGAAGAATCAGGACCTATTCGGAATCTCTCGAGAGACGATGGATGAACTCACAAAAATCATGGAAGAAAAGACGAGTGCGGACATCGTAATTCGTTTGAATCCGTCATTATTAGATATGTTACTGGACCGTGTATATATTCTTCATGAAAGCGGTCATACCTATTACATTCCTTTGTGGCATAGTGAGCTTCATTTCAAAATTGGTTCAACTAACGATGAAGGCGAAATTATTGTATTGTGTGATCCAGAACTCCCCGACAACGTGACGATAGACGACCATAATAATATCTATATAACTCTCGATGTCAGCATAAATGAATTATTTCGAGCACAGGTATTGCCGGTTATCATCAACGAAGAAACAAAAGCCAGCAATATTCTGTATTATTTACATGCTGCGGATGTTACGTTACGAACAGATATCACGCAAAGGGTACTACTTCATGGATGTGGTGGTATCGCAGCAATAAATAATACCACATCACATACAAATGATATGTATAAAGTGGATAAAAGGGCGAATGTATATGCGAATATCCGTCTGATCGAGTAATAAAAATTGATTTGTATTTGTAATAATAGTGTGTATATATGTTAAGTGCTTCAATATTATAACGTTATGCCTTCTTCAATACCCACGCCCACGCCCACACCCGCTCCGTCTTTCTCTGAGTTATCCATTCAACTCACAGAAAAATTATCAAAAGATGAAAAAAAGAACGGAGGTATATTCTTCACGCCACCATCATGTATCCAAGGCATCGTCGCACTTTTACGCAAAAGTGTATCGAAAAAGATACACCACATACTTGAGCCGTCATGTGGTTCAGGTGAATTTATAAGTGCGATGGCCGTCGAATATCCAGATGCTCACATTACCGGTATCGAGTTTCATCCTTTGATTTATGAATCTGTGGCGAAGAAATTCGCAGGTTGGTCAAATATTACAGTTCAACATGCGGATTTTCTCTCAGATGCCGCTTCTACGGCCGCACCGCATCCGGACCTCATCATCGGCAATCCACCTTATTTCGTAATGAAAAAAGACGCAGTTCCAAAAGCATACTACCCATACTTTGATGGCAGACCCAACATTTTCGCATTATTTATCATTAAGTCTGCCGAAATGTTACAAGAAGGTGGTATCCTTTGTTTCGTGTTGCCGTCGAGCTTCATGAATTCATCGTATTATGACAAAACACGAAAATATCTGGTGAGCCATTTCACAATTCTTCATGTTGTGCGTTGCGAATCTTTGTGTGAAAGTGTGAAATACATCGATACAGCACAAGATACGATTGTTCTTATTGTTCAAAAGGGTCTCAGCGGCGGCAAGACAGGATGTGTCTTCGAAAAACACGGCATGACTATCTTATCAGACAACGTTCCTCGTTTGGTTCGTTTATATTCCGGATCAAAATCTCTCGCAGAACTTCATTTCGATGTTCATGTTGGCACAGTCGTATGGAATCAATGCAAAGCGATCTTAACCGATGACTCGTCGAAAACCCGCCTCATCTATAGTTCAAATATTGAAAACGCCGCATTCGTTCATAAAACATATAAAAATCCCGAAAAAAAAGCTTTTATCGACAAGCCAGGAATTCAAGCACCGATGCTTGTTTTGAATCGGGGTTACGGTGTTGGTGAATATCAATTCGATTATTGTTTAATCACACCAGAGACCGTGGGTAGTAACGCGTATTTAGTGGAAAATCACTTGATATGTATTACAACGACATCAAGTGACTCTGAATCATCATCAGCAGCAGCAGCCAGCGATAATAGCACCGCCGCCGCCCGTTTTCAGCGGATCATGCGATCATTTCGTGATCCACGCACGAAAGAATTTATTGAGTGTTACTTCGGAAATAGCGCGATCAATACAACAGAACTAAATCATATGCTTCCGATCTATGACTATGAGATTTGAAACGCAGGAAATGCGATTCCGTTGCCGTTTTTCCAACGGAGAAGAATCTTAATTTTTTTCCCAGTTTCACTTACACATTCATAGCGGCAATTTTTAGGGTTTTTCATAGAAGATACGATATTGTAATGAGCGGATTCGACAGTTTGTAGTCTAATCGACGCCGACTCCCCTTGCGTCGCTGCGGGTTGAAATAACATATATACTTTACCTTCTTGACTCTCTCGGAGATATCCGGAGAGCTTGGCAATATCCAGATCATTGTCAGCGATGAACTTCGCAATACTTTCTTTTGACAGCTGCTTACACAAGTTGTAAAATGCGATGTCGTCGGGCGCATTTGTGAATTGACTACTACTAGAACATCCCGCATAATATTTGTCTTGAAGGTGCTTGATACACGGAGGTGCGTTGTTATGAATTTGTTTCAACCATTCTTCGCGGCAGGGTAGTAGAATATCCGCCCCAACCATTTTCCCCATGTAGTTGTCATAGAAGAACTCTTCATAGGATGATGACAAGTACTGACTTGGTTTCATCGGCGACACAAACTGAGGTGTATCGCTTATTTTCGATGCGTTGAACTTGAATTCAACTTTGTGTTCTTTTTTTACGCCATCGATGCCTGTAAATGTAATTAAGAAGTCATAATTATTCCCCCTACCTGCCGCATGCGAACACTCTACGTGTGTGTATTCACTTCCGTAGCCTCCGCAGCCATCGCTTCCACAACCACCACCCCGCTTTATAATTTCATGAAGGAATCCATCCACCGATTGCTTCATGTCCCGCCAAATAGCGGTTTTATAATATGACGCCGGAACCTTGTTGTCGATGATTGCGCAAATAATCGCTTCACGCAATTTATTGTTTTTGTCGTTTTCACTACGACCGTGAGATGCGGTGGTTCCAATTAACGACGCACGTGTAAGAACCTGTATGCTTCGCCATGTAATCAGATGCCCCAAATACATAAATGGCAATAACAATACATGTTTGCCGTTGATTCCTTTAACTGATATTCCTTGTTTCATTTCTAGATGATGTCAAACGCTGTATTCCAGTATGACATACAAAAGTATTTCAATTTTTTGGTATATACGTAAAAAAATGAAATCACCTAATTTTTCAAGAGTTAGTATTAACATTATACAACAAACATTAAAACGGGTGCGGAAAACATACCTCTCTAAACAAAGCACGACCATTTCTATGATGATGTTATTCTATTCTGTTTATTTAGACCTTACGCACGATCTTCTTCTTTGAAGCCGCATCACCGCCAGCGACGGCCTGAGAAGTAGCAGCAGGAGCAGGAGCAGGAGCAGTAGCAGGAGCAGATGGCTTTGTCGCCGCAGCCGATACAGTTCGAACTGGAACAGAAGCCACCGGCTCGTCATCATCGTCTTCGATGACCGCAGATACGTTATCATGATGATCGTCGCCATCAGCGTCTCCATCAACATCCGTAGGAACAACCTGTGAAACAATTTTCGTCTTGTCCTCATCATCGAGCTTGATGTGACACTTGCCCTTCAACGACATCTTGGGCTTCACAATCGCCTGAAACAACTTCCAGGTCACACCGAACTTACCATTTGCGAACCAAATACCGCCACACTGAATCGACACGGCGATGTGGCTTCCCTTCGCAATCAGGTCCTTGGGTGACAGCGCGGGATTCATAGGATCGGGAAACACCGGCCGCATATCGACATCGTAGA